CGCCGAAGACGAGGCCCGAGCGGCCAGTGGCCAAGGCGTGCCTCGCTAGGTATGGCGACCGCGAGAACTTCATGTTACTCTTCAACCCCGACCGCCAAGTGGAGTTCGGCGAGTATCCCGACAGATGCCATTTCGGCTCTGCCCCCACGCTGGGAACATTACGGGCGGCCTATGGTAAGAACATGCCGACATCGTGGCTAGTGCCGCAGCTGCTGAACCTATCCGAGTACTGCGGTTGTAAGAACAAGCTCACCGATGCGCAGCTGGAAGTGTGCGCGAGGGTAATCGCAAACGAGTACTTCTATCTCAAGACAACCGAGCTGATGCTTTTCTTCTCGCGCTTCAAGGCGGGGCGGTACGGACGCTTCTACGGCAATGTCGACCCGATGGTAATTACCTCCGCGCTGGTGGTTTTTCGAAGAGAGCGAGCCGAGGCGATAGCCAGACACGAGGCTGAAGATCGTGAGAAAGAGCGGGAAAGGCAGGCCTCAGAGGCGATAAGTTACGATGAGTACATGAAGAGAAAACAACAAAAACCGTGAAATTTTACGCCTGTCGCGTTAAAACAACATCAGCCTTATAAGCGATTAACGCATTTGAGTGCGACACGTGTAAAACAAACGCATAAATCGGGCATATAGTCAACATTAGTGCCCAAACAACGTAAATATATTATTTTTTTATGGAATATATCGATTTTCTAAGAAACAAGATGGCCGTGAGCCACGAAACAGGGTTTGACGTTTCCCCCGACGAGTTGACGACATCCCTATATCCGCATGTGAAAGACACTGTGAGGTGGGCGGTAAAAGGAGGGTGCAGGGCGATATTCTCTTCGTTCGGCATGCAAAAGACCGTCACACAACTTGAAATATTGAGGGTGATAACCAAGCGAGAGGGCGGCAAGGCACTGATAGTCTGCCCCAAGCGCGTTGTTGTCGAGTTCGTGTCGCAGGCAAAGAAACACCTTGGTATGGAAATAGCATACGTTCGCAACATGCAAGGGGTGAAGTCTTGCCCGACAACAATCATGGTAACTAACTACGAGAGGGTTCGGGATGGCGAAGACGGAGTAAGGATTGACCCAAGCTATTTCATGGCCACGTCATTGGACGAGGCTAGCGTATTGCGCGGTTTTGGAACTAAGACATACCAAGAGTTTCTCCCACTTTTCTCTAACGTGAAATATCGGTTTGTGGCCACCGCCACGCCATCGCCAAACAGGTACAAGGAACTGATACACTACTCCGCCTATCTTGGTGTGATGGACAGCGGACAGGCTCTTACCAGATTTTTCAAACGCGACAGCACGAAAGCCAATAATCTTACACTCTACCCGAACAAGGAGCATGAATTTTGGACTTGGGTGTCGACATGGGCGTTGTTCCTTACCAAGCCATCCGATTTGGGCTATCCTGATGACGGATATGAATTGCCCGAATTGAGGGTGCATGAGGAAATTGTGAACGTTGACAATTCTACGGCTGGAAAAGAAAGGGACGGACAGGTAAAGATGTTCAGGAGTGCGGCACTGGGGCTGCAAGATGCGGCCAAAGAGCGCAGGGACAACATGTCCACGAAGATTGCGCGTGTCCTTAAAATAATCAACCGCCCCGAAAACAAGGACGACCATTTCCTCATTTGGCACGATTTGGAGGACGAACGTAAGGAACTATGTAAGGCGATAGACGGATGTAAGGCCGTATATGGCTCACAGGACGATACCGAGGCGGATGCCGTAATAGACGACTTTAAGGAGGGCAGGTTGAAGTACCTCGCGGCCAAGCCTGAGATGCTTGGCGAGGGTCTGAACTTCCAATACCACTGCCACAAGGCCATCATGTTCGTTGACTATCGTTTCAACGACAAGTTCCAAGCCATTGCGCGCATCCATCGTTTCATGCAGGAATATCCCGTAGACCTTTACTTCGTATATGCGGAGAGCGAGAGCGAGATTTTCGTTAGTTTCATGAAGAAATGGAAACAGCATAACGAGATGGTGGCCAAGATGACGGACATCATTCGCGAAAATGGGCTTTTCGACACGGATGTTGAGAACAAGCTCATGAGGTACATGTTTTCAAAGAGGGAAGAGCGAAAGGGCAAGACTTATCGTTTCATCAACAACGACAATGTAATGGAATGCCAACAGATGGAAGACAACTCCGTCGGCCTTATCGTAACGTCCGTGCCGTTTTCCAACCATTACGAGTACACGGCAAGCTACAACGACTTCGGTTTCAACTCCGACAACGATGAGTTCTTCAAACAGATGGACTTCTTAACCCCCGAACTCCACCGCATCTTACAACCAGGCAGGTTGTGCTGCGTACACGTCAAAGACCGCATATTGTTCGGTAACGCCACAGGCGACGGCATGCCGACCGTTGACCCTTTCAGTGAAATGTGCGTGTTCCACTACATGAAACACAAGTTTAGGTATATGGGAAGGATAACGGTTGACACTGACGTTGTAAGGGAAAACAACCAAACATATCGCCTTGGATATACGGAGATGTGCAAGGACGGCTCAAAGATGGGCGTTGGATGCCCCGAATACGTGCTATTGTTCAGAAAGTTGCCAACGGACACGTCAAAGACCTATGCCGACATCCCCGTAAGAAAGGTGAAAGATGGTGCTTATAGCCTTGCTAGGTGGCAGATTGACGCACACGGCGATTGGAAGAGCAACGGCAATACGTTGCTGACCGGCGAGCAGATGAAATCGATGGGAATTGACACCCTGCGGCATCTGTTCAGGGAGTTCTCGAAAGAGCATGTTTACGATTTTGAAACGCATGTAAAGTTTGCCGAGGAACTAGCCAACTACGGCAAGCTGCCGCGTACATTCATGGCCATTGACCCTGTCAGCCACAAGGACTACATTTGGGATGATGTCGTAAGGATGCGGACACTGAACAGCAGGCAGAGCCAACGCAACTTGCAGATGCACATCTGCCCCTTACAACTAGATTTGGTTGAAAGGCTCATCGAGAGGTACTCCAACGAGGGCGAGGTAGTATTCGACCCGTTCGGGGGTATCGGCACCGTGCCGTATTGCGCGATAAGGAAACGCAGGTTTGGCCTTGCGACCGAGCTAAACCACGAATATTGGAGGGACGGACTTAGTTACCTGCGTGAGGCCGAGAGTGCCGTTACCGCCCCTACTTTGTTTGACTTAATGGGAGCATGATAAATAAAAGTATAATCATTCACAAATACAAACAAATGAAAGAAGTAAAAAGTATCACCTCGACATGGTTCGAGGTAAAGGTATCAGGTGAAAGGGCAGACGAAAGCGGAGCAACACGCAAGGTAAAAGAGTTGTATTGCGTTAACGCACTCTCGTTCACCGAGGCGGAGGCACGTACGATGGAACGCCTTATTGATTGCGGTGGCGAAGTGGTAGAGGAGAAAATCGCATCCTACAAGGAGGTGCTATCCCGACCTGACGAGGAGAGTGAGAAATGGTACAAGTGCAAGGTGGTAGTACTCATTGATGTTAATGAACACACAGGAAAGCCAAAGCGCGCATCCGTTTACTACCTCGTCAACGCCGACAGCACGGCTGGGGCTGAGAGTGTAATTAAAGATTACTGTAACTCATCTGTGCAAAACTTTGAGCTTGCATCAATAATGGAAACGTCCATATTGGAGATTATCACAAAGTAAAAACAGCCTTGCCCATGTCGAAATGATGTGGGCGAGGCATAAACCGCAATATGAAACACGCAAGCTTATTCTCTGGCATAGGCGGAGCGGAACTCGCCGCCACATGGATGGGGTGGGAAAATGTATTCCACTGCGAAATAAGCGAGTTTCCACGAAAAGTTTTAGAGTACTGGTACCCAAATTCAGTTAGTTATGAAGACATCACGACAACAGACTTTACCTATTGGCGGGGAAAGGTCGACATCCTCACAGGAGGGTTTCCCTGTCAGCCATTCTCAATGGCAGGGAAGCGACTCGGAGCGGAAGATGACCGCTACCTCTGGCCGCACATGTTGCGAGCAATACGCGAGGTACAGCCCACTTGGGTCGTTGGTGAGAACGTTGCTGGGCTCGTCACGATGGTACAGCCCAGCGAGGAGCTTGAAGTGGGTGGTCAAACCTCTCTATTCGATGAGAATTACCGAACGCGAGAGGAACAACCTTACACAATCGAAGAAATCTGCCAAGGTCTTGAACGTGAGGGATATTCAGTCCAACCGTTTGTTATTCCAGCTTGTGCCGTTGGTGCGCCCCACAGACGAGACCGAATATGGATTGTTGCCCACCGTACAGACGCAGGGGTTGAAGATTTGCGAAAACGGGAAGTCAATACCGATGAACCTCACGCTGCTGCCGACACCGCTCTCAGTGGAAGTGTCGCACAACAAACGGATAACCCGGCTAAAAGAGAAAGGCGGAAAGACAATGAGCAGCAGGGTCAACGGAGAGAGCCGTCCAAACGGGCTGATGGACTATTTGGCTTTCCACTTGATACTTCCAACCCCAATAGCGATGGACTGCAATACGGGAGTGACAACGGAGAGCAATACACACAATCGCGACACCGATTTAAAGAATTATATAGCAAGACGAACTGGACAGACTTCCCTACTCAATCCCCTATTTGTAAGCGAGATGATGGGCTTTCCCTTGGATTGGTTAACATTACCTTTCCAAAATGGCGAGCGGAGAGCGTTAAAGCCCTAGGCAACGCGATAGTGCCGCAGGTCATTTATGAAATATTTAAAGCAATAGAACATGAACGATAGAGACATACTTCATCAGCAATTAATCAACCTTGGCGATATGATGGGAGATGGTCTGCACATTGAAAAGGACGGCCGTTGGATTGCTCGTGAATACAAGAGAATATCAAAAATACTATTCCCCAAAATGTTCCCCAAAAGAGACACAGCATTGCGCGACGCGGCAATTGCCGAGTGGTGTAAAGATAATCCGTGCAAGGATTGTGGTGGGAAGTTCAAGCAAACGCGTAAAGGTTCAATGCGAGTTGTATGCACTGAATGTGGCGTTAAAAGGCAATTGAAAGTAAAAAAACATTCCAATCTATAAAGAATTGGAAAGAATTAACAAGCCCAATGCCAAGTGTATGGGTGTAAAATATCGTGTATATGGTAACAATATCAGACATTGAGAGAGGGAAGTATTATTGGGAAACCACACCTTCTCACGCAAATAATACTGAAACCGCAAATGACTTCATTGAAAATGAGTTGCCTGAAAATATTAAGGTTTATTTCCAAGACGAAAATTATTTGGAATTTAGACTAGAAGATGGCAGGTTCTTTTCAGCGGCAGTGTTCGGCAATTGTGATTTCACACACCATCAAGCGAATTTTGAATTTATAAAATAATAATCATGGAAATAATTTTGAATTGCGGGGATAAAATAAACATCCCCGAGGGCTGCAAGGCCGAAATAAAAGATGGTGTAATCACCATCGAAAAAGAGGGAGAAAAGTTTAAGGATGGTGATATACTTGCATACGTTGGAAATACTGATAACACTTCTACCTTTATCTATAGAGGTGAAGATGCTAATGGAAGTCACAAGTATTATATGGGTATAAATGTATATAAAAGACTATCAATTTCAGATAATGATGCACGCTGGGGGAAAGAGGCACTGCGCCCAGCTACAGAAGAAGAGAAACAATTTCTCTTCAAGAAGATGGCTGAACAAAAACTGTGGTGGAATGCAGAAGAAAAGAGGGTTGAGAAGATTAGGTGGAGGGCTAAAAAACCACAGTCGTACTTCTTTGTCGATAAAACCATTAACCCAGCGGAGGAAGAAGAAAGTGGCGATGTCATAGATGATGTACTTTGGCGTAAGTTTAACTATTTCCGTACCCAAGAGCAGGCAGAGGAAGCAGCTAAGTTGGTTAAGGCTACATTGAAAAAGTTTCACGAAGAGAATAAAGAAGATGAAGAAGATAATGTTCAACGATAAATTTCTCCTCACGCAAGCTGTTTTGCGTGGGGAGAAAACCCAAACAAGGCGAATTGTCAAGGATGGCACACCGCTTGGGAACTTTGAGGAAACGATGAAACATGCCCCTTACAAGGTTGGTGAAATAGTGGCAGTGGCACAATGCTATTTGGACATTGGAAGTCCCCAATTCGACAAATTTGGGTATGATGTGCCAGGCAATACCAACAAGATGTTCGTCAAGGGCGAGCTGATGCCACATAAGATTAAGACAACCAATGTACGCATCGAACGGCTGCAAGACATATCTGACGAGGATTGTTTGCGTGAGGGAATATCCCATTACATACCTGCATCTTACCAAAATACCGAAAGTGGCTTTGGTTTCCAATCTTCCAAAGGTGGTTTATTCCTATTCGACACTGCTCGTGAGGCATTTGCCGCACTCATCGATAAGGTTAGCGGCAAAGGTACGTGGCAAAGCAACCCTTATGTGTGGGTATATGATTTTGAATTAGTAAAAGAGTGAAATGCCATTATATTAAAGTCAAGGGTATAGGCAATGTTCTTGTTCCAGGGTGTGATGCTGTCGCAACCAGCGGGGATATTAAAATGTGCACCTGCCATAACACCACTTATGCAGAATTTGAACGAACTCTTTTCAAAAAGGAAGTCGAACGCTTAAAGGGAATTATATCCAATCTCGATAAAGAGAATGAGTTTTATAGACAATTATTAGAACAAAACGAGATAAACTATGGGACATTTACTACCACGCAAGATTAAAAAGGCTTGCAACCCTTATTTAGATAACGTACCACTAAAAACAAAGTGGATGCGGCATGTCCATTTCCAAGCTAGTGGATTTCATTATGTTACTGGTAACGATTATTCTTCAACAAAGGATTATTACACAAAATATGGAGCAGTTATAAATTATATGCTTATGAAATTGTGCTAATTAATACACCGATGATACGGTAGATGATAGAGTAAATGATAGAGTAAATGATAGAAAGAAAAATGGAAAAGATAACTATCGACAGAGTTCTGCGCTACATAAAGCGCAAGACTAAAACAACAAAAGACGGAAAAGAAGTGGTCAGTATACTACATGCCGAATTGGCTGCTAAGATGGCTTTTGAGGGAGGTAGGCAAAGTGTAATTGACAATATCCCAGAGCTGGAATGGGGAGTAGTACATTATCTTGGCAAAGAAACTCTTAGAGCATATCCGCTTGGTGCTTACTTTAAAATTGAATTTGTAGGAATGGAGTTTAAAGTACATTGTAATGAACACTTTGTTACACGCAGCCTATCCCTTTCAGATGCGAAACAGGCTGCCCTCCTGCACTATAAGAATATTGTAAAAAAAGCATTAGGTCTATGACACGAGAAGAACAGATAAGAGAAGCCGCCCTTGCGTATTCATTTGACACGGACGGCGGGTGTACAGGTGATTTGAACACTGGACGTGACGATTTCATGGCAGGTGCGGAATGGGCGGACGCCCATCCTGCCAACCCTTGGCACAAAGTTGCTGATGGGGACTTGCCAAAGGATTTTAAGGGCGATGCAATATGTCCGACGTTCCTTGTTGCGGCAAGGGGCGGAGACCTCATTGTGGCATACTATGCGTGGAAAGAGGATGAATACGAGCCTTATTTCTATGACGACTGCGATATGGCATTAGATGTCGAATGGTGGATGGAAATACCCAAATTACCAAGTGAATAACAATTTAAACGAATAAAATATGGAAAAGATAAGTAACGAACAGGAACTATTTGAGTTGTTCTGTGACAAAGAACATTATATCAAGAAATATAATGAGCCGTTCTTAAATGTAGTCTATAACGAAGTGTGGGCTACGGATGGATATATGGTTGTGGCTGTGAAACCTGAGCTAGTCTCGGGTCGTTATCGTGAAAATAGACTATCCATGAATACCCCGTTTGGAAAGGCGTGCGATAGAACGGTCACGCTTAAAGCCATTAAGGACGCTCTTTCCAAACTGCCGATGATGGAAGAGAATTTTGAGGATGAAGGAGAAAAGTGCGATGAGTGCGGAAACAGTGGTTATGTTGAATATAAGTACATCAGCAAAGATGGTTTTACTTATGCCACAAAGTTATACTGTCCTATCTGCAACGGGCATGGCTATGTTAATGGCGTTGTAGAGAAACTGGGGCGGATGGTAGCAGGCTTGCACGCACCGATTAGACTTGGTGAAGCCTATATTATGGCGCACATGATAAGCAAAATAGCACAAGCGATGGAGCTACTTGGAATTGACGAACTCATCATGGCTCACAAGGGTAGAAGAGATGACAATACAGTAGAAGCGTATGAATTACAGGCGGACGAGGTGCGCTTCTTCGTTATGCCGATGTTTGTAGAAGATGTTCATAATGTGATAGAGATTGAAATATGATAACCTTGTAGAACTTCGTAACTCTCGTTCTTGGAAACGAAATATAAGAGGTATGTGTTCGGGTGTAGTAAACAAACCCGCAAACAGTTATAAATCAAACATTTAACAAAAAGGCAAATCAGCCGCCACAACACGCTCAAAAGTACATGGGTAAACAAGTTATAGGCAAACAAAAGAAAAGCCGACAGACGGCAAATAGACAGCCCGTTCGGGATGTATTCACGGTGATATGTAAGACAGACCTTGGCGTGGAATGCGTCAAGGAGTACAAGTTCCATCCAAAACGTAGATGGCGTTTCGATTATGCTATCCCCGAGCATAGGATTGCCCTTGAAGTGGAGGGCGGCGTATGGACGCAGGGTCGACACACGCGCCCGCAGGGCTTCCTCGGGGACGTTGAAAAATACAATACAGCCACATTAATGGGGTGGCGCATCTTACGGACTACGCCCTCCGACCTATACCGCAGGGCGACAATAGAAATGTTAAAAACCGCCATTTCGGGTGAAAAACAGCGATGAAAGTCTTTTTTTTACCCCAAAATATGATTACGGTATAATCATTTTTGTAAATTTGTGGTATAAAACAAAAAGCAAGGTAAATGAATATAGAGCACGTTAAGTTATCGCAGATACACATAAACGCGAACAATCCGCGAACAATCACGGATAGGAAATTCAACAAACTTATTGATAGCATCCTCGTACTTCCAAAGATGTTAGAACTTCGTCCTATTGTTGTTAATGAAACATATACAGCATTAGGCGGAAATATGCGTTTCAGGGCATTGACAGCCATTGAGGAGATGTCTGTCGAAGAGTGGAAAAAAAGATTGTTGAAAACTCGTAGTTATACAAAGAAGACGCAAGGCGAGCAAGACAATCTAATTTCATATTGGGAGGCATGGAAAGACAACCCAACAGCTCCCATAGTCAATGCCTCCGAATTGTCGGAAGACGAACGCAGGGAGTTCATCGCCAAAGATAATGTTGGGTTTGGCGACTGGGACATGGACATGCTCGCCAATGAATGGGAGAACGAAGACCTTGATGAATGGGGTGTAGATATGCCAATATTCAACACCGACGGAGATATAAACCCTGACGATTGTACGGACGAGTTTTCACTCCCCGATGGAGAGAAAGGAAATGTGGAAACAGTAAGTTTCATACTATCAAGCAAGCAGGCTACATTCATTAAAGAACAACTTAAAATCTCACAATATGACGATGCCGACACGTTTGGAAACACCAATAAGAACGGCAACGCTTTATATTCAATAGTGAAACAATGGGCAGATGCAAGGATATAGTTATTAAGGTCATTCCATCAAAGATAGCGAATGACTTCGTTAAAAGACACCATTATTCGGGAAAGGTTGTGCAAAATTCACAACTTCACTTCGGTGCATTTCTCGACGGCAAACTTCATGGTGTCTTACAATATGGTCCATCAATGGACAAACGAAAGGTGATACAGCTTGTTAAAGATACGGAATGGAACGGCTTTATTGAGTTGAACCGTATGGCTTTTGACGATTACTTGCCGCGTAATAGCGAAAGTTATTGCATTGGAAAGACCTTGCGCATGATACGAAAACAGGCACCGCAGGTGAAGTGGGTGATTTCTTTTGCAGACGGATGCCAGTGCGGCGATGGTACTATTTACCGTGCTAGTAATTTCGTTCTTACTGGCATTACCAAGAATAAAACCATTATTGAATTTCCGTCTGGGGACAGGATGGCGGCATTGACATTTGAAAATAATCCTAATTCAGCTCTTATCCGCAAACAATGCGAATTTTTGGGTATTCCAGTTAAATATCGCACTCGTAGTGAATGGCTGAAACTTGGCGCAAAATATGTAGATGGCTATCAATTACGATACATCTATTTTATTGACCCCAAAACAAGAAGCAAGTTAACCGTTTCGGAAATTCCATTTACGGAAATAGATAACGTTGGTGCGGGGATGTACAAGGGGGAAAAGGTTTTACGTCAAGAAAGACATGAAATTAAAACGATAGCAAAAGATGAGTAAAGAACAGCACATTAAGCAGAATAAGATAAGGGAGGCTCGTCTTGAAATCGTCGCACAGATGTACAAGCGTGGGAATAGCATACGGGCAATACGCGCAGAGGTGATGAACCGACTTGATTTGAAAACATACTCGACACAGACGGTTCACCGCGATGTGCAGTCACTCTTGAAAGAATGGCGCGAGAGCCGTCTGCAAAACATGGATGATGCGTTACAGCTTGAGTTGACGCGCATTGACGATACGGTCAGAGAGCTGTGGGAGCAATGGGAGAAGTCCAAAGAAAACTACACCAAAACTAAACGCAGGCGTAAGGGTGCGGCTAAGGGTAAAGGGGAAGATAGCAGCGACGAACAAGGGGGCATACGTACTTTGAGCGTTGAGGAACAGACGGAGCAGGTAATTCGGCTGGGTGACCCCGCCTTTATTACAGAAATACGACAGCAGTTGGCCGAACGTCGCAAGCTTCTAGGCCTGTATGCGGCAGAGAAGCGCGAAATCGGAGGCGAGATTACCGTACACAGACCACCAATCGAAATGACCACAGAAGAGATAGAACGAGAACTTGAAGAACTGAAACTTAAAGGGTGACGATGGCGGACAGGGCGCGGCAATTGGAGAGAGAATTGAAACGGAGGAGGGCGGTTCTGTCTTTCCCCGATTTCCTCGATTATACCGACCCTAACTACCAACGTCAGTGGTTTCACACGCTGATAGCGCAGAAATGCCAAGACCTGTTGTTGGGGCAATTGCCGACAGACCGCCTGATGGTATTCGTTCCACCGCAGCACGGGAAGAGTGAAATCGTGAGCCGCAAGTTCCCAGCGTGGGCGTTAGGCTACAATCCTAGGATAAAGATTGTCGGAACATCCTACGCAGCCAACCTCGCACAGGGGTTTTCGCGCTCCATACAGCGTACGATAGACAGTACGGAATATAGTGAGGTTTTTCCTGCGACGTTCCTTAACTCCACTAACGTTTCAACGGATGTTCGGCGCGGCTTCCTACGTAATGTAGACATATTCGAGACGGTTGGATATGCAGGTTTCTTCCGTGCGGTCGGTATAGGAGGAGGCCTAACTGGTACGCCCGTTGACCTAGGTATCATTGACGACCCCGTTAAGGACGCTATGGAGGCGGCTTCTTCAACCTATCGCGAGCGAGTATGGAGCTGGTACACGGACGTGTTCCTCACGCGTCTGCACAATAACTCCAAAATCGTCTTAATCATGACGCGCTGGCACGAGGACGACCTTGCTGGGCGATTATTGGAACGCGAACCCAACAAATGGACGGTCGTGCGCATACCAGCGATACGTGAAGACTTGGACGATGCGGAAGACCCACGTGAGTTGGGAGAGGCGCTATGGGAGGAAAGGCACAGCAAAGAACGTCTGTTGGACGTTGAACAGCGTAGCCCGCGCACGTATGCCTCGCTGTACCAGCAGCGGCCGAGCATTGAGGGAGGTAATATCATCAAGAGAGATTGGTTCGGACATGTTACACAGGCCGAGTTCAGCCGCCTGCACGATAGCGAGCCGATTGTGTTCTTCCTTGATACGGCATACACGGAGAAGACGGAGAATGATCCATCGGGCATCATTGCCACATGCAAGATCGGGAACGACCTGTACGTGACACATGCGCAAAAGGTTATGATGAAATTCCCCGAACTCATACGTTTCATACCGCAATACGCACGCCAACACGGGTACACGCCACGTTCAAGCATACGGATAGAGCCAAAGGCCAACGGAATTTCAGTGATAGACCAGCTTAAAGCCACGTCTGGGCTTAACGTCGTTAGCACGCCATCGCCGAAAGATAGCAAGGAAACTCGCCTTAATGCGGCCTCCCCCACCATCGAGTGCGGACGTGTGATACTTGTCGATGGCGCATGGAATGAGGGTCTTGTGGATGAGATATGCGGGTTTCCGACCAAGCCGCATGATGAATATGTGGACGTGCTGTGTTACGCCATCGATTATCACATCGGAAATCCGTTCAGGCCAATAGACCTCGGCAGGCTATCTCGTAGGGTGTGACAACAACATAAAATTGAGATAATATGACAATTGAAGAAATCTTCGGCTCTAAGGAGCTGACAGCGGCCGAGAAGATAGCCGCACTGAAAGAGAAGACAATCACCATCCCAGTGTGGGCGGGCAAAAAGGGGTTGGAGATGGAGTTCGACCCAACAAAACACCCCGTAATGGACAAGTCCATTTACCCCGATGTAATAGAAGACAATCGCGTTGAGGAGGTTACGCGCATCACCTGCGACTTGCAGCGGCTAGCCGTCAAACGTATGACGGAGCTGTGCTGCGGCATACCTGTAAAACGCGTTTACCGCCCCGAGAACGACAAGCAGAAAGAAATAGCTGCATACATTGAGGCTATCTTCGACCGCAATCGCATAAATAGCGTTAATATTGAGCGTCTTAATATGCTCTTCGCAGGATGTGAGGTACTGACGCTTTGGTATGCGGTGGAAGACAAGAATAACCACTATGGTTTCGATAGCCCTTTAAAACTGCGATGTCGCAATTTCTCGCCCATGCTCGGCGATAGCCTCTACCCGTTGTTTGACGAATACGGAGATATGGTAGCCATGTCCGTAGGGTACGCCCGAAAACAGGGACGGAAAACGATACAATATTTCGATGTATATTCCGCAAAGAGACATGTTAGGTACAGCAACGAGGGCGGCGATTGGGCGGAAGTGGCCAACGAACAGATAACGCTCGGTAAGATACCATGCGTGTACATGTATCGCCCCACCCCGATTTGGGAGGACACGTCTAAGACGGTGTATGAGATAGAATGGTCGCTTTCGCGTAATGGTAATTACCTGCGCAGGAACTCGAAGCCGCTATTCATCGTGTATGCGGATGAAATTATTAAATATGGCGACGAGAAGAGTGAGAACGAAGAGTTCCGCTCGGTCATGCAATACCCTAAGGGTTCAACCGCCCAATACGTCACGTGGGAGCAGGCCACGGAAAACCTCAAATTTCATGTTAACGAGTTGCGCTCGTTGTTTTTTACCCAGCTTCAACTTCCCGACTGGTCGTACGAGAAGATGTCGCAACAGGCGTTGTCGGGTGAAAGTCGCAAACAGCTGTTTATCGATGCGCAAATGAAAGTAAACGACGAGAGCGGACGGCTTTTGGAGGGCTTCGACCGTGAAATTAACATTGTTAAAGCTTTTCTAAAAAGCATGCTGCTCCAGCAATATCACACCGATATTGACGCGCTCAAGGTTGAAAGTAGGATAACGCCATTCTCCATCACTGACACAAAAGAAACGGTCGATATGCTAATGACTGCCAACGGCGGCGAGCCCATCATGTCGCAGCGCGAGAGTATAGAGGAGTTCGGCCATTCTGATGATGTAGACAAGACGCTTGAAGAAATTGCGCAGCAAAGTGTAGAGGATGCTTTCAATCCAACAGTATAGCAGTAATAGAATATGGCAATAAAGAAAGGTTACACGAAAAGGACAGCGATACAGGCTAGGCCAACGTACCGCTGTCGCGATTGCGCCAACAGCTACGATTGGCATAGCAAGGCCGTGGATGGACATCTCATACTCTGTCGCTGTCCTTACAAGCAAAACGGCGGGCAGTTCTGTATTTTTCTAAAAGACCCACAATGTGAACACTTCAAACTAAGGGCAACGAATGGCGCAAGAGAGAAACAAACATGATAGGCGGCATGTGCACAACATCAAGATATACGAGGCACAGATAGATGCAATTTACAAAGATGCGACACGCGAGGCTGCGGTGATAGGTATCACCGCAGGTAAAATAAAGCCCGACACGCCTTTTTCTTTCTCCGATTACCCTATTACACGGAAACGGATAGAAAAGCTTATGTCGAATTTGAAAAAGCGCATTGAGGCTGTTATCGTTAATGGTGTAGAAGCAGAATGGACACTCGCCAACAACAAGAATAACGAACTTGCCAACCGCGTCTTCGGAGATAATGTAGGGAAGCTCTCGCAGGCTCAATATCGCCGCTATTACAGCACGAACGGGGAGGCTCGCGACGCTTTCGTACATCGTAAAGAGGGAGGTTTGACCCTTTCACAGCGAGTATGGAACTATACTGAGCAGTTCAAGGAGGAGATGGAGTTGGGACTGGACGTAGGCATCCGCAATGGTCGTTCGGCCGACGATATGAGCAGGGACTTGCGGCAATACTTGAAAGAGCCAGACATGCTATTCCGCCGTGTACGTGATGAACATGGAGAATTGCAACTATCAAAGCACGCCAAGGCATATCACCCTGGGCAAGGCGTATATCGTTCCTCGTACAAGAATGCACGGAGGCTCGCCGCAACAGAAACGAACACGGCATACCGCACGGCCGACCACATGCGCTGGCAACAGATGGATTTCGTTGTGGGCATAGAGATACACCTCTCGAATAACCATACACTTAATGGGAAACCATTCCACGACATCTGCGACGAACTGCAAGGGCGTTACCCCAAAGATTTCAACTTCAAGGGGTGGCATCCACATTGTCGATGTTTCGCCACGTCCATACTCAAGACACAGGCGGAGATAGCGGAAGACACAAAGAAACTTCTTAATGGCGAACCGATAGACGGTGAGAGCGTCAATCGTGTTAACGATGTGCCGCAGGCGTTCAAAGACTGGCTCACCAATAATGACGACCGCATACAGAGAGCAGCAAGCCTTCCGTACTTCATAGCCGACAATCCCAAATACACTGGTGTCAACCCTGCCTATGGGTCGGTGACGGGTACGAAGCTAGGCCGAACCGCAACAAAGGAGGCGTTCAAAACATATGAGGACACGCCCGCACCGACACTTACAAAGGAAGTAGGCGAGAATACCATGTCCATAGCGTCGGCAATGGGTATAAAGACACCTCCCAAACCCATGACGTTTTTTGAAGCTAACGAAGGGCGGGGCAATATTGATTTTGGTAGGGGTAAACAATTCGCGGAAAACTGCCAAATAGCAGTTGCGGTACACGAGGCACGGCTGCGGGGATTGAATGTAACATCCCTCGGATATGATGCAGACAAAAACAGCATTTCGTACAAGCTCGGCGAGCGTTATCAGGATATTTGGGAACACCCAAAGACCCATAAGACACCAACACCAACAACTCTCAACAATGCCTCTTTCGACACGATGTTGTCGAAATTGGAAACGGCGACAAAGGCTGTCGGACGCTATCATATCGGCATAAACATGAAGTACGGCGGGCATGTTATAACGGCGGAACGCCTCGCCGATGGGCGAATGATGTACTATGACGCACAAAGCGGCACATTCCTCAAAATCGAAGAATATGCCGCCCGTGATGTAGAGTATTTCGAGGTTATAAAAGTGGATAAACTACTTCTTCGCCGTGATTTATTCAAGTCTGTGGCAAAGGTTCTCTAGCTCGTTTTACAGCCCAATAAATCTCATCAACATCAAGTACCCATTTCACATTTCCTGCGGGGCTTATCTTTATTATATGTGGATGTCCCAAATAACGGGGGCGGTCCATGTAGTCTATATGAAAATACCTATACCCATTACGCTCGGCGGAGGGTCGTACAATACCATATCCGTTCCTCCGCGCATATTGTTTCGCTATTTCGTTGTAGTCAATCATTTTTATTGCAAATATAGTCTTTTTCGTAGAAATAGGCAAGGATACCAATGCTATGGCTCTCCTGTTCGCTTCTTTCGATACAAGGGTTCTCGCGAAATACAGCAAAGCTTACCGTCATAGGACACCCCGTCCGACACACCGATATTCCAAAGGTTTGTGACCTTGCACCCGATTTGTTCGGGTGCGAATAGGTCATAAATGGCTGCTAGGCTCGTGAAAAAGAAGTCGCAGCGGGGGTCTTCTACGATTGGTTGCTTTTGAAAAGAAACCCGATATACATGTGCTTGTCTTTTCATTGTTTGTTGGTTTTAGCTCCGCGCCCATGCAACATGGGGCGCGGCCTCGTTAATACATATCATTCTCGCTAAGCTCGTTAAATTCTAGTACGTACTGCGAGCCCATCCCGTCTTTTAGGTCTTCTTTTAAGAAACCGAGTTCTTTGAAGCCCATGCCAAACTTATATTTAGGAAGTAATTCCAAGGCCTTTTCCTTTGTTATAGGCTTGCACAAAGCCCCTTTCCAACGCCAACCATAGCGATACACACAAGGTTTTCCGCTCTCTATCCATTGCCTTGCAAATTCTTCCGTTTTAATTAACTCTTTCTGTTCCATTTTTAATGTTTTAATGCTAAATATATTATGATTGCTGTAATTCCAAGCTTTCGGGCTTCACTGGATGCCAATAACTTTCTTTGTTAAGATATATGCAATGCCCATACTTCCACATATCTTCGTCTTTGCCTATGGCTATTATTTTTTGGTTGGGAAAAGATACCCCGTAATCGTTTGTAAATACTACCCTGTCACCTACTTTGAAATCCACATCGGGATTGTCTACAACCTCCGAAAGGCGTTCAACCATCCAGCCTTTTTTGCGCTCAATTTCGAGCCATTCTCTTACGTTCGTGTTCATGTTATTGTTTTTAGTACCTGCCGCAATGCCATACAACCTGCGACAGGCAATGTTTTTTATGCTTCGTATGTATGTTGCCAATCTTCGCCCGTCAGCTCGCAGGCCTCAAAACGCAGGGCGTTGCATCCGCATGGAGTAAAAAGGAAATAACCGTTCCTCTCGTCCTTATACCCGCTCTTGTAATCGTCTTTCCACGCATCCCAGTTGTGGACGATGGCTTCCTCGGTCACATTAAATCCGTTTTCCGCGAACTCTCGAATAACGTTGTTAACATCGAACTCTTGAAAATGTCTGTTGTTCTCTGCGCCCTTGATGAAAATAGTGTACTCTTTCATAATTGTAACTCCTTTTATTTTAGTTGTTAATGTCTTGCATTAGAAATTCCCTTACCTCGTCCAGCAAATCTTCGAGGGGTAACCCCTCTTTGCTGGGCTCGAACCCTATAAGGTAAGCGGCTTCAATAAATTCTGTATTCATGTTGCTATTATTTACGTTCAATGTGATTACATTATAATCACATTGCGAAGTTAATGAGTTATAATAGAAATAACAAATGTTTTACCGAGAAAATAAACTGTTTATATTTATTTTAACTGTATTTAATATCATCTCGGTAAAACCAAACAAAAACTCCATAATATATAACATTCAACTTATTATAAAAATAAATGATTGTAATATTATCGTTTTAAGAATTATTTCTTATCTTTGTCGAAGTAACTGATTAGTTTATTAATATTCATGACATGAAAGAGAAAATTCTAGTGGCGTTGAAAGCGAAATTTGTCGGGGGCAACGCCAACGTACTGAACAGAATTGCCGAAAAGCTCGCCAAGAATGTAACCACAGACGAGCAACTCACAACCGCCGTTGCGGGGGTGACGCAAGAACTTATCGAGGTCATCGAAAGCTACGGAGATAGCCGTGCGACCGATGCTCAACAGACGGCCGTACAGAACTACGAGGCGAAGTACGGCATCAAGGAGGGGAAACCTGTTAACGGGGGCACGCCAACAGTACAGCAAGGCGGAGCAACCGAACCACAGCCGCAGCAACCCGCTGGGGGTGCAGAGCCCGTACCATCTTGGGCACAACAACTCATCGAGAGCAATAAGATGCTTTCTGAACGCCTGAACAAGATGGACGTAGACCGCACGACCACGGTGCGCAAACAGCAACTCGACACCATCGTGGCGAAATTGCCCGAAAACCTACGCAAACCTTACGGGCGCATCACCGTTGACGCGCTCACCGATGATGAGTTTAACACCCTAATCGGAGAGGTTACCACGGAGGTAGACGGGTTGGCGGCCGACATCGCGTCGAAAGGGGCTATTTTCGGCCGTCCCTCGGCTCATAATGGGGGCGGCGAACAAGG